CTTGTGTCGTCACTGCTCGTGCCGAGTCCCTAGTGCTTTCGGTAGAAATACCAATTACTCACAAACTATCTATTAGGGTTTCCAATAGGTAGTGGGAAGAGCCAACTCATCGTTGATCAACCGGTCAGGTTGCTCTCATCATGTTTTGCATGGTTACCCTTTGGACATTAAAGTAATTTAATGTTTCGGATCTCTACCTTCCGGTCAGGAAGGAGGACACCTCCATCAGTTAATCATGAATGCATTTTCTATAAATTTATTTAATAAATTTACAAAATTTGCAGTCTGACTACTGGGAGAACATAACAGCTCTCTCTACCCTAACTATATTGAGTTAGCAAATAGAATACTTAAGTTATATCGTATCAACGGTACAACTTTTACAGTACAATATTTGAAAGAGTGTCTTAGACTTTGTCAAAAGACACTTGGTGGAGAGTTACCTGAGTCTCTTAGCGAGCCTCGTGTAGCTACCCGTCGTGGACTTCCATTAATAATACCTGGAGTCCTTCGTCTAGAAATAGAGAAGGAGTCCAGAATAGTGGTTAAGGTTGTCCTGACGATCTTGTCGGTATTTAGAGTTATGTCTGCTGCTCCCAAAATTAAATTAGAGACTATAACTAGTCCTAGTACTGGTTTAGTAACTACTTTACCAGAACTTAATTTTATATTTCCACGGTTGAAACAATTTATTGGTACTAAAGCCAATAGATATTTCAATATGGTCAAAAGACCGGGCGTGGAGGGGCAGTCTCTACTAACTCTAACCACAGCAGGTCCTAATTGTAAATCTCAAATGTTGGGTTATCCGGTAGATGCATTAGCATTATCGAAACATCCAACCTCTTTGGCACTATTCGAAGCCTTTTCTAAGGCGACGGGGTGCATAGATTTATGACATAAATTAAAAGACGAAATTGATCATATTGATTCATATCCAAACCGAGAGGAATGGTTTGAATCATGACAATGTGGTCTTTCTAGTCCGGGCCTGCTGAAACTTGGTAAGCTAAGTCTAAAATTGGAACCGGCTGGAAAAGTTAGAGTCTTTGCCATAGTCGACGCTTGAACTCAAAGTTTGATGAGTCCCCTCCACAAGGCTTTATTTGATATATTATCAAATATACCTAGTGATGGTACCTTTAATCAACTTAAGCCTGTAAAGGCTTTATTCGATAAAGGCCATAAGGACCTATTTAGCTTTGACTTAAGTGCGGCTACGGATAGACTCCCCATAGATGTTCAAGTTCAAGTTCTTGCCTTCCTTTATGGAAGTCAAGAAACCGCTCAATTGTGAGCCGATTTACTTGTTAATCGTGATTATCATTTAGAATCTGATAATCCTGATTTCCAATCTTATAACGGTATTTACCGTTATGCTGTTGGACAACCTATGGGTGCTTTATCCAGCTGAGCAATGTTAGCTTTAACTCATCATTGTTTGGTACAAGTGGCAGCTCTTCGAATCGGTCGTAAAGACTGATTTGAGGACTACGCTATACTAGGTGATGATATTGTTATTGCCGATAAAGGGGTTGCAGACTCCTATTTGTTAGTTATGAAACTCTTAGGGGTGGATATTAATTTAT